CTTTTTCACCGGGACATTTAATTTCTAGAATGTAGTTTCCGCATTCTGATATACCGTCCAATGACGCCATCATCCAATGTTTAACAATTACCCTAGGTTTCATCTCAAGCTTTGTTTTGATCGAGAAAAGCTCTCTAGCTTCATCTTCTAAGTCAAGACCTCTTTGCATACGCCAATTCGAATAAACGTTTGGTATGTCCGAGGTCTTTTCATTATACAACTGTAATTTGGTTTTCCATGGGTCAACCCCCATTACTGCTCTTGAATCTGTCGCAGTCACTTTAGTTTTTCTTAATGCCAACCATTCTTCTGTTCCTTGAATAAAGCATAAATCAATCATTTTAACTCCTTATAAATTTTTAACATTTCATTTTGATGATCGATTTCATTATTTAAACTGACAATTCGCTGTGCGAAATAGTAAATCATAGCATTATCTATATGATCTAAAGAAGATAAGGATTCCGAAAATATTTTTTTCGTATCATCAATTAATGATTGAGCTTGTGCTTGCATGATTGACTCTCTCTAAATATTCGATATGATTTTCTAGTTTTATTATTTTATCAGCTAAAATCCAGGCAATAAACATGCCTGGGTCGTTGACTTCTTCTAAATATTCACCGGCGCTTTCCTGGACTTCTCTAATTATTCGTTCTGCATTCATTAAACTTGCTCCTCAATTAATTCTTGTCGATTCTTGGAAAAAGTTTCTTCCATGTTTTTCATGGCAGCAGCACGCATTCTATCAAAGAGATCAGCTGGTAAATCACATAGATTTTCAGTTTTGAATTTTTTTAGGATACTAGAGTTAAACCATTTGACATAATCAATGCTACACTCTGATAAAATCATTTCTAATTCTTTAGCTTGTTCAAATGAAATTTTAGGTATATGTATAGTCGCAATATCTTCAGCTTGTGACATTTCTTCTTTAGTATAAACACCTGACATTTCAGCCGGAAAAGCTTTTCTCAGTGCTTGAGCTTCAGCGCATTTTGCAAGCATTGTTCGCGGCATTGTAACCCACATTCCGGTAGGTACTTTTTCACGGGTATTTTTATCGACAAAAGTTTGACAATATTCATCCATGTAAGCACTCGCGCTTATTGTGTGCCAAGTACCGTCTTTTGTTTGTTTTTTTATATAAGACGTAGCAGATATTAAACGGCCCTCAGAGTCATAATTATATGTAGGCTCACAATCAGGTGCATAACATCCAGTTCTCTCAGCTATGAGTCTATAACCATCGATCCCTGTTTGTATTGTTATAGTTTCACCCCAAGATCCATCAGGTTTTTTTGCTTTACGCTTTACGGCATAAATTTGTCGCATAAAAGGGTCTAATTGAGTTTTTTTGCATGCCATCAAAAACACTTGAAATTCTTCATTGCTTACGCCATTACAAATCGAGTTTTTTAATATATCAATTTGTTCCTGGCTAAAATTAATTGCGTGTGAAACGTGATGTTCATTTTGTGGTATAGTTACAACTTTATTCATATTTAATTCCTTTATTCGTAAGTTAAATTATTGCATTCAATACAAAGTGGTGATTTTCTATAAAAATACCTGCAATTGCATGATTCTATTCTTGTTCTGTAAATTGTTTCTCCATCTGACTCTTCTTCGTAATCGATGATTTCATCATCTTCTTCAATCCAAGCGTCTATCATAATAATACCAATTTTAATCTATGATTAGCAGTTTTCGGTCTAATTTGCTAACTATTTTCGCAATCCGCTCAACCTGCTAGATTTGGCGGTCTAGTCAACAGAGAGACTTGATTGCGTCTTATGTTGAAAACATTAACACATGTTGTAAATTTATACAACAAAAAAAACAACATTTGTAAAAAATTAGGAAAGATGTTAGATTTGGATATGTAAACGAGGGGTTATATGGAATTAAAATTATACTTAGTAAGAAACAAAATATCTATAACTGATTTTAGCGTAAGGATAGGATGTAATCGATCTTATCTATCCGAGATAATAAACGGTGCTAAAATGCCAGGAAAGAGACTAGCAAAAGATATTGAAGAAGCCACGAATGGAGAAGTTACCGCGAAAGAATTATTGCAGGTAAAAAATGAATGATCAATTAATCTTGTTAGTATTTTTAGCTTTAGCAGTTTTGCTAGCTTTATGCTTTTTGATCTATCAGCTTATTGTTTTTTTAGCCTTCAGAATTTCTTATTCGGTGATGAAAGGAAAAATGGCGGCACTTGAAGATATTAAACACAAAGAAAACATGAAAAACTTTGATGATTTTATCTTATAAAATTCGGAAAATCAAAATAATTAAAAAAATTAAGGCGAAAAAAAATGTGAATTGTCTTGGCGGTTTATTGGGTTTGAGATCACTTTCTAAGCATAAAATTTCCATAATTTAACAATAGTTAAATCTTTATTTTTTCATAAAGGAAATAATTGTTTAAGAAATTTCTTGAATAATTTTAGCTAAAGCACTAGAACTTTAATACCTAACAACGAACAAAAAAAAACCCTCGATGACAAAAATCAAAGAGGGTAAAATTTTTATCTCGCAAGAGATAACATCATGAATAAATAGCAATGAGATATGCGTCTCAAAAACAAAATAGATTTAATCGATTGATAGTTCGATAAGATCTAAGCGCAATCCCAAGCACAGGAATCAAATGAAAGATTCATACGCAAGAAGAATGCATAAAAATATGCTAAGATGTTAACACATCCCCGATTTTTTATCCATTCTTCTTGTAATTAAAATAATTATTTATATGCAAGGAGAAATTTTATATGTCTCAATCTCACTCTTTTAATGTCGAATTTGCACAGCTTTACGGAATCGAATGCGCTATTCTGATTAATCACTTTCAATTCTGGATTGAGCAAAACCAAAGAATGGGGAGAAATTTTCATGAGGGCAGAACGTGGATGTTTCAAACGCAAAAAGAAATTGCATCTCATTATCCCTATTGGTCCGAAGATGTCGTTTACAAATTAATAAAAAAATTAGTAGATGAAGGGGTGTTAATAAAAGGGAATTTCAATAAGAAAAAGTTTGATCAAACAAAGTGGTATGCATTCAAATTTCAAGAAAAGTTTACGAAACCGTCAAATGACGGAAACGAGTCCATCGAACGACGAAAGCCATCCCGTCAAACGACGGAACCTATACCAGATACTAACACAGATACTAAACAATTGTCTTGTATTGTGGATGTTCCTGTTTCAAATAAAAATTTGTATATTTTAAAAATTGAAAAGCTCAACTCAAAAAAGGAAAAAGTCACTTATGTTTTAGAAGATATTTTCTTACGCGCTTTGCGCGAGAAAAAAGACTGGACTACATCCGAAATAGAGGAGGCTTGGAAAGTTTTAATTAACTATCCTAACCCAATTAATTGCGGTTTTGGAATTATCGAAGGTATAATAAATAATTTACGAAAAAACAAGAACAAAACTGAAACAAAGATTGACAAAAAACAAACAAAAGAGGTAAGTTCTTACGATAAAATACCTAAAAATACTTCGGAAGGTGTTTTGATGGCCGATTTTATCGAAAAATACAAACAAAAGGTAAATAAAGATGAAAAATCTTTGGGAAACAGCACGTTATAAAGATGCTCATTTATCAAAATTGATCTTGCCGAATGATATTCTTGAGGGTTTAATGTCTTGGATTAACAAAGGAAAAGATATTATGCTTTTCGCTGGAAATCCTGGATGCGGTAAAACTTATTTTTGTGCTGCATATATAAATTATTTGAAAGAAAAGGGTAAACATTTTAGGTTTTTTTCTGAATCTGATCTTTTTCAACGTATGAGACAAAACATAAATAAGGGTTTTGATTATGAGTATGATTTGAAAGAAATCTGTGAGACGAAATACATAATTTTAGACGATATTTGCACCGCAAGAAACGATCAATTATCAGATTTTCAAAAAGAAGTTTTGCATAGTTTTGTAGATCATAGATATACGAGTCGACAGCCCACTTTGATAACATCTAATTTTTTATTGAATGACTTTAAGACAAAAATTTCAGAAAAATTTGCATCTCGTTTATCGTCAAAAGATAATCACTTAATTGAGTTAAATTGGATAGACAAAAGACAACAAGAATATGATTAAAATAGAAATTCCGATAAAGACGATAAGCGAAGCGAATTGCTCAGAACATTGGACTAAAAAGTCAAAACGGCACAAGCAACAACAATTTTTTGTGAGACTAGCATTTAAAAAGATCGAAAACGAGGTTAATTTGCCTTGTATCGTCAAAATGATAAGAATTGGACCAAAGACACTAGATAAGGAAGATAATTTGCCTATGAGCTTAAAATGGGTGAAAGATCAAATCGCAGATTGTTTGATTCCAGGATTAGCAAAAGGACGTGCGGATGACGATAAAAGACTAACTTGGGAATACGATCAGCGCAAGAGTGCTAAATACGGCGTTGAGATACAGATTTCTTTTGATGCATGATTTCGGCTATCGCATATTGATTATGCAAGTACCTGATTGCTTGATCGGGATTGTTGATTGCAAATTGATCTATATCAATACCGCTTTGCTTAATATTCTGACACATTAAAGAGATAATTTTCTTTTTCATGGGTTTTTGTTTCATGCAATTTCCGTAATCTTTCTTTTAATTCAGAATTTTCTTTCTGAATAGATAAAATCACTTTATTCATTTCGGCTATTTGATAAAACATTTTTCTACGCACCTTAGAAAAACTATCATGCATGTCTTCAATTTGTCTCTGCATTTGATCTAATTTATGATCTGAATCAGATAGATCGAATAAATTTAATTCTAACTGTATTGCCATTCCTAATGTCCTTTGATCGAAAATGGATCAAATTTTGAAGAAAAGAATGAATTAATTCAAGTAAATAAATTCTTATATGTGGTATAAAAATTTCATTTTACAAATGGCGATCTATGAAATGGATAAAAATAAAAAAAAGATTGATAAATTTAGACCTGTATACATCAATTATTTATGATAATGATGATGGATATTTATATTTTAACATCGGCGATGATATAGATTTACCTTATGCGACTGATGAAAGTATATATAAACAAGTAATGAAAAAGATTGAAAGCAATTTGAAATGTAATTATTTATATATAGGTTATAATGAGTGAATTAAAAATAACTTGGCATTTAGAAGTATTGCCGATCAAATCACTAAAAGACCATGAGAAAAATCCACGTCAAATTTCAAAAGATCAATTCCAGCACTTGAGCGGTCTTATTGCTAAATTTGGATTAATTGATAAGCCAATTGTTAATAAAGATTGGATAATCATAGGTGGCCACCAGCGCATTAAAGTTCTTAAGAAGATGAAAGCTAAGACGGTCGAATGTTGGGTTCCTGATGAGCAATTAGAGCAAGAAGACATTGATCATCTATGCATAGGTCTTAATCTTAATCAGGGTACGTTTGATTGGGATATATTAGCTAATGAGTGGGAGCCGCTTGATTTGTTAAAATGGGGATTTACTGAAGAGCAACTACTTGGAAAAATGGAAGATGTTCAGAAGATTGAATCCGAGGATTTAGAAGAAGATAACGAAACATTAGAGCCATGTAAAGACGAAGACGCTATTACAAAATTGGGTGATATTTATGAGCTTGACGATCATAGATTGATTTGTGGAAATTGCCTTGATTCAAATGTTCTAGAAAAACTGTTGGATGGTAATAATATTGATATGGTTTATACGGATCCGCCATATGGAATTGACGAAGAAACCGATAGAGACTTCTCTTCGAGAACTAGAAAATGTAAAGGAAATAAATTCTCCAAAATTATTGGTGATGATTCGATAATTACCGCTATAAATTCATATAAAATTTGTGAACAGCTAAATATTCCTGTCATGATTTGGTGGGGTGCAAATTATTATGCTCATTCTATTCCTCAATCGGGAAATTGGCTAGTTTGGGATAAAAGAGTAGAGGAAAATCAAACTGATATGAATTCCGATTGCGAATTAGCTTGGATAAAATCTAAAAACAATTCAGTTAGGATTTTTAGACATCTATGGAAAGGAATGATAAAAGGAAGTGAACATGGTCAAAAAAGAGTACATCCTACTCAAAAACCTATCGAATTAGCAAAATGGTGTATTAAAAAATATGGAGATAAACAAAAAAATATTTTAGATATGTTTGTAGGTAGCGGATCAACATTATTAGCTTGCGAATTATTAAAAAAAATATTTTTTGGAATAGAACTATCCCCAGCTTACTGCGATGTAATAGTAAAAAGATATATTAAGTTGATCGGTAAAAGTGGAATGAATGCGATCATAAAAAGAAATGGTGAGATTATTTCACATAAGGATTTTCTATGAATTTTAAACTTATAACCTATCATTTTGATTATCACAATGAAGATCACTAAGAAAGCTCTCACCCTAAAAAAATGGGCTAAAATCATGAAAGAGTATCAAAAATATTTTCATAGGATTTCTTTGGATATAACCGATGATACTGTTTCAATTTATATCTATTATAAAAAGAAGAAAATAAATGAATGATAGAAAAAAAGAATTTGATGATCTTTGCGGAAGAAATGCCTCTGATTTTGAATTTGCATGGAACGGTTTTGTTAGGATTTATGAAGATCGAAAGAAAGAAACAACAGCATTAGATGCTCAAATAGAATATTGTGAAAAATGCAAAAATGAAAAAGTAGCTTGTGTTTGTATGGATAATAAAAATGAACTGGATTAGCATAGAAGAAAAAATCCCCGATGTTTCTTCCGGTAAATTTAGAGTGAAAAGACAAAATGGAATAGAAATAAATGCTTTTTTTTATCAAGACAAGATATCATGGATTGCATTTTATGGGAAAAAAACAAGTTATTGGTGGGATTCAAAAAGAAATCACGATAGATTAGATGATGTTACGCATTGGATGCCATTACCAAAAACTACAAAATCAGAGTAGTTAGCTCAACTAACTCGTGAGCAATGCGTTAATGCTTGAAAACGTGCTAGCCTCCGTTTAAGTAGTTTGCCTTGATTCTCATAAATAACGGCACCCTGGGTTAATCAAATGGGTTAAATATTGATGAGCTGTTCCCGTCCAGCGCTTAGCGGCAAGACGGGGGTTTTTTTAAGAATTACCTAATTCTGAACCTTCGCGATATTCGATATTTGCATCTTCTTTGATTTTATAATTTAACATTTGAGTCATCTGCTCAGCTATTTTTTGATCTTTTTTATCCTCAGGAATTACTTCAATTTTAGGTTCAGGAAGATATTTTAATAAGTCTCTAAAAATATTCATTTTTTATCCAGGTTTATATTTATTATATTATAGACCAATTGCAAGAGTATTTTCCAGTCATCTTTATTTACATTTTGACGAATTAAACAGACTAATGAAGCGCATAATGAATTTAGGATTGAATCTAAATCTTCATCTGTATTATTTGGATATTTATTGCGTAACATTTTATAGATAGCTAAACCGTTTTCGTAAAAATGCGGATTTTCTGATCCAGGTAAATCTTGATATGCTTTTCTTTCTTTCATAATTCAATCCTTTGGTCCTAATAATTCTTCATTAACCCCCGAAATATCTTTTATCTTCTGAATCCAATCATTGTAAGAATATGGATCACTTATTATATTTTCTTCTTCATCCGTATAATTAAATATTTTATCATCTAAAGCATATGGCAACGGCGGAGGAATTATTTTTTCTATTTCTTGATTCATAATTCGATCCTTATGACTTTATTCACTGGTTCGTATCTCTCATTCACATAGCTAGCATTAATCATTTTGACATGTTTTCCTCTAACAGCAAAATCTACACCGTACGATTCGTGAATATGTCCCCAAACCCAAAGCCTCGGAGGATTTTCCATCATTCCAATTTTATAAGCTAATGATTTACTTCCTACATGTTCATTTCTTATCGTTTTATCTAAAATACCGTAAGGAGGACTATGTGTAATTAGAATATCAATATCATCCGGTATTAAATCGAATTTCTTTTTTAGATCTTTTTCTGATCCTGTAAAAGCGGTGCATTTTGGATTTATACCATTAAACCACAAAGACCAAGGAGATCCCCATATATTTAATGCTTCAAATTCAGTTCCGGAGTCGCAGAGATATTCTGCATCATACCAATCAAATTGACTCATAGCCTGATTATCATGATTTCCTGAGATAAATATTTTCTTCTTATATTCTTGTTTACTAAGCCAAAGAAAGAAATTTTCCCAGTCGGATGATCTATCTCTAGCCGTCAAGTCCCCAGCAATAATAAGTAAGTCTCCTCCATCCAATTTAGGACAATAACCATGTAAATCTGAGATACAGTCAATTATCATTTTTTGTAGCAGTTGGAGTTTCTAATCCAATACTTATTAAATAGATAGCTTTTTTGCATACTCTTTGAATAAATTCTCTTTCTTCTTCAGTTAATTCAATTTTCATATATCCTCTTTTTGTAATCTTTGCATTAGTAATTCAAAATATTTCTTTCTATTTCTGCATTTTTTTTATTCATCATACCAAAACGAAAATGCATATCCGATTAAATTTGCAATGCCTATATTTACAAGAGTATTTATTTCATAATAAAATCCTCCAATAAAAAAGCTTAATGTAATTAAAAACATACCCATGCGCACATTATTCATTATTCACTTCATTTTTCTGACAATCACATAATTCATAATGCACTTTATGCATAAAACCTGGTTCATTTAATAAATCTCTAGCTGCTTCGTTTATATTAGATACTAAGACCTCATCTTTCATAAGTCCTTTTTTAGATAAAATAATGCAAAAATCCAATAGTATTTTATGAATTGATTCTTTCATCGACATCTAAATGACCCATAGTTAAATTTCCGTTAGGTCCGTTTTCTATAAAATAATGTAACTTTTCTAAATTTTTTTTCATTCTTGTTTTTAAACTATCAGCTTCTTCTTTAGGTAACTCGTTATAATTATAAATTCTATTATTATCTATTAACATATTAGCTAAAGCTCGACAAACAATTCTAGGTTCTTGTGTCAAAAAATATTCGACAAGGGAGTCTATGATTTCTTTATTTGTTTTCATTTTTTACTCCAATTAATTGATCTGCCATTGATTTGCATTGTTCTATACAATAAGCTAAATTTCTATATTCACGATTAAAAATAAAAAAATTTTTAAACTCTTCTTGAATCTCGTGAGGCGATGGTGAATAATATTTTTTCCTAAACATTTCAGAAGAAGGAACTAAATCTCCTGAGTGCGCACAATCAAAACCAATCCAATAATTTTCTTCGTCATCAAATTCTCCCAATGTAAGCCCGTAATGACAATCGATTTCAATCTGATCATATTCTTTTCCGTAATAAACTGAATCTTTTGGAATACTCACATATCCGCATAAATGACCGCCAAAATAAGCCTCATCTTTAGCATATGGTTCTTTAGTCACATTTCTCATGATTATGCAATTGATTCCATTGTGTTCAAATTCCACTAAATCAGGCTCTTCAACCCATTCACCGTATCCTAGATTTTTTAATTTGAATTCGGATGTGTACAAATGTTCTTCTTTCATATTATTTGCTGCTGTTTTATGTTTTTCATGTAGTTGTAAAGCATTGCTCGGCTAATCCCTAATTTTTTAGCTATTTTTGTCTTTGGAATATCTGTCTTTAAGTATTTTTTCATTAATGATTCTTTTTCTTCTGTCCAGCTGCTGGGTCTTCCGTTATAACGACCCTCCTTTTTAGCAATTGCGATGCCTTCCATTTGTCGCTCCTTAATTAAAGAGTATTCAAATTCTGCAACAGCAGCAAAAATCGTTAAAATGCAATTGGCTACAGGGTCTTTTCTATCCTTAAAAACGAGATTTTCTTTTAGAAACTGAACTTGTATACCATTTTCTAGAAAATAATCTACAAGATTCAGAATGTCTTTTACATTTCGTCCTATACGATCCATGCTATGTACTATAACAATATCCTCCTCGCGAGCATAATTCTTTAATGCAATCAATTGCGGACGATGCATATTTTTACCTGTTGCATAATCAATAAATTTCTTGTCCAAGTCAATTCCTTCAAGCTGTCGATCCGGGTTTTGATCCGGGGATGATACGCGAATGTATCCTATTTTTTTTCCTGTCATTGTTAATCCGGAATATACATATAATGAGTAATATTTAATGGACATAAAGCGATTGATTCTAAACTAAAAAATTGATTAGATTCGGTTTCATAGTAGGCTTTTATAGGAAGCATTTTCACTTTTATATTTTTTACTAAAACTGTCTCGTCATCGTTAGGCATTAATCCGCTGCTTATATCAACCCAATGAGATTTGATATTTCCAATAAATTCATCTAATGAGATTTTAAAAAAAAGACAAATAGATATACATTCATCTAAATTTAGTTTTCTCTTACCGTTTTCAATCAATGATAAACAAGCTCTATCTAAACCAATTTCTTTTGCTAAATCCACTTGTTGTATGTTGTATTTTTTTCTTAAGAAATAAATTTTATTCCCGTGAGAAGTTTTCATTATTATTCCCTATTTTTTTCCTGACATTGTTTATCCCAAGGTTTTATTCCTTCTTCTAAAAAATCTAACCAATCCTTTTCAAATTCAACCGCTGATTTATAAATTTCTTCAAATGGGACTTCTTCAAAAATAAAATCTCCATATTTTTCTTTTATTTCATGTATTTTCATTTTCTAATTCCTCTTTATCTTATTCCAGCCATGCAATATGTCTCCTGGTTCTAAATGTATTTTTTCCATGATTTATTCCTTATCATTACATATATATTCCCGTAGTTTCTAGATATAAAACATCATTTAAACCTTCTACATCTTGACATTTAGCAACAACATTAAATATAGAACATATGAGATCTAATATTTCTCGAGCTTCTTCTTCAGTTAAATTTTCTAAGTCTAATTCAAAATTTTCTTTTTTTATCATTTTTAACCCCACTATGTTAAGTTTAAGTCAATATTGTACATATGTGTACAATAAAAGTCAAAACCAACTTAAATTATGCACATAAGCATCTAAACTCGAGATGTACAAAAAGTGTACCTTTTTGTACGGAAAGGTTAGAAAAGTTTAAAGGTTACCAAACTCCTAGAGCTGAAGGTTACCAAACTTTTACCTCTGAGTTTTTATAATCAGTTAGATAGGATTTTTTATTCAAACCAAGATCTTGGAGTTCGTCTGGGAAGCTTATAAAACTTATTCTCCTTGGGGCAAGTGCGCAAATATGAATTGTGCGACAAATTACAAAGTTTAAAGTTTGATAAACCCTCTTAAGTCGCTATTTTTTAATCATTAGGAGTTTTCCCTACTTTATTTTCAATGCATTAAATTAGCGAAATGTATCTAAAAAAGATGGATAGCGCTGAATAAAAATACCGGAACACCTATTTAAGTTTTTGTTAATTATTGGCAAGCAGCAGATGCACATTCTTGATTTATTTTGCATTGCGAGGTAAGTTACACTTTCGATTAATTGAGGTAAATAAATGGAACGAATGCTTATAACTCGACAATGGTGGTTTTTGATATTTTTCATTTTGTGCACCCCCCAAATTATTTTTAGATTCAATCATCCTGAAATGTCCGAAACTCAATTATTCATTAACTTTTTTGAAGCTTATAGAGAATTTTTCGGTAAGTGAAAAGAGCCGCCTAGATCGGCAGCCCATTGAATAATTTTATCACTAGATCTTGCAAAGTCATGCCTTGAGAATACGCATAAGTTTTAACTTTTGCGTGCAACTCAGGCGGTATGCGTACAGTGCATAATTTTTGTCTTTCTTTATTCATGATGCAACTTTCTCCTTTTCGTAACGTTTAATACAGTCGATATTTATCCAATTTTCTTTATTGATGGTTTCTTCATTATCAGTTATCAAAAAATCATGATCCGATTTTTGTATAGATTCAGAACTCTTCAAGTCTGACGTCCTAAGAGATAAATCATTTTTCAAATAAATTTGACACGCTTCTTCTTCATTTTCTGCTTTTATCAAAACTTTCCTAGTTAACGTCACTTTTTCTTCTAAGTAGTAGTATTTCATTTTGACTCCTATATATCTCTTGTTAAGTTTAGTTTTAACTTTCCCCACTTTAGCTAACTGGCGCTTGGCCCGGCTGTTAATCGCTGTACTCGTTGTTATGCTATCAATATAGCATTGCGTGCAATTTAATACAAGAAAAAGATGAAAAAAAGGCAAATTTCTTAATTATTAAAATTATCAAAGTAATTTCTTGAAAATACAGTGAACAATCCAATATACTTTAAATAAAAAAAGAATATATTATGGCGCGACAACCGAAACCCATCAATTGGGCAATTGTAGATAAAAGAATTGAAGCTGGAAATTCAGCAGCAACTATCGCACGAGCTTTTGATATTGATGTTACTAATTTTTACGATAGATTTTTAAAAGAATATGGATGTTCTTTCACCAGTTACGCCAACTCTTTTCCTCCCGATCAAAGAAAATTAACTAGAAATGAAAACATTGAATATACGCAATACATGAAAGCTTTGTCTGGTAATGTAACTATGTTAATTAGATTAGGGACTGTATGGTGTGGACAAAAAGAGCATACAGAGGACAAGGAATCCCCATACCAAGATCAAATCGAAAAAGATCACTTAATTATGCGTCAACAATACGAAATAGACGAACTAAAAAAACAACTGGAGTTAAAAAATGAGTGAAGAAGTAAATTTAGAGACAGAATTAGTTAAAAAAATTTCAAATGAGTTTTATTATGTTTGCCAAGATTATTTTGCTAAATTTGATTTACCTGTTTGTGTTGCTATTACTGCCGTACACGTATATTTAGTCCAAATGTGCCTCACCAATGCCATTGAACCAAATTCCTTTAAATCTGCGATGGACAGAGGAGCAGTAAAATACGCGGATTTATACAATAGGCACTATGGTAACAAGCCCGAAACAAAATAAAAGCTTCTGTGAAGCAACTCATCGTTTTAACATATGGGTAGGAGCTGTCCGATCAGGTAAAACACACGCAAGCTTAGAAAGGTTTGTAGAAGATCTGAAGAATGGCCCTCGTGGTGATGCCATGATTATCGGTGTTAACCGTCAATCTATTCAGCGTAACATTTTAATGCATCTTTACAGACGTTTAGGTTTCCCATGCCCAACAGAGAAAGCACAGAGAGATATTTTATATGCGCGGAACGTCTGGTTTGTCGGTGCGCCAGATGTCTCAGCCGTATCAACGATTCAAGGGTCGACGCTGGCTCTAGCATACGTGGACGAGGCAACGAACATCCCAGAGCCGTTTTGGAAGATGTTGGAATCGCGTCTGAGTGTTCCCGGTGCAAAACTATTAGCTACATCAAATCCAGAGGGACCAGCGCATTGGCTTAAAAAAGAATACATTGATAAGACTGAGCTTGATTTAAAGTGCTGGAATTTCTCACTTGAAGATAATCCAACACTAGACGAAGAGTTTAAAAAACAGCTAAAAGCCTCCTATAGCGGTATGTGGTATAATAGATATATACTTGGAGAGTGGGCATTAGCGCACGGAGCTATTTATGACTGCTATGACAAAGATAACGAGTATGAAAATCCGTTCCCTTCACCGAATTATTACATTGTCGGAATTGACTACGGAACCACGAACGCAACTGCCGCTGTTCTCTGTGCTATATCCCCGAATAAATGGCCACAAATTCGTGTCGAGGCGGAATATTACTATGATAGTGCCAAAAAAGGGAGGTCGAAAACTGACCAAGAATTTGTGCGTGACATCAAAGATTTTATCGGCTGCAAAAACATTTCGGCGATCTATATTGATCCCGCAGCAGCTAGTCTTAAAATTGCACTTAGGCAAGCGGATTTACCTGTTTTAGATGCTAACAATGACGTATTACTTGGTATTAAAATATGCTCAAAGTTTATCGGCGGAAAAAACATAGTCATTCAAAAAGGTTGCACAACATTACGTGAGCATATTCAGTCTTATGCTTGGGATCCTAAAGCAGCGGATAGAGGTGAGGATAAACCAATCAAAAAGAATGATCATATTTTAGATGCCCTCCGATATGCTGTTTGTAGCGCATTTCCGCAAGGAGAGTTTAGCCATCCAGATGAGCATATTTCATACGATCAATTACGCAAGCAAGTGTTTCAGGATGATCAATGGGGACCATTAGGACCAATAGCAGGAGGATATTTTTAAATGACTTTATTGAGTGAAGATCCAATACAATACGAATGCAATAAGTGCAAAAAACCCATACATGGAGGATTTAAATCAACTGGATTTTGCTTTCCACCTTGTTACGATTGTTTTGGAAAGACGGATCATACAAAACATTTATGCAAACCTTGTTATGAGGAATTTTGGGAAGAATTTGGAAAAATACAAACTGATTTTATCAAGGAATTTTTTAATGGATGATGCAATAAAAAAGATTAATGATAAATGGCTAAACAGAGATTTAGAAAAAATAAATCAAATGAAGAAAGAACAAAGCAAAAGAAACCTTAAAAACCACAACTCAATAGCTTGTATGCATGTTAACAAAGGTGAGTGGGTGGGCAGACAATTTAAGGCGATTAGAGGATGAAAGAAAAATCAGAAGAAGAAATAGCAAAAGAATTAGGAATCGATCTGGATACGATAGCTAAAATTGGAATAGATTTAGAAACTATTGAGGGAGATTATGCAGAATCATTTCACCATTATTCTAAAAAATTTGATAAAAACATGATAGATAAAAGATTTGAAAATGAAATGTAGCTCATGCCAGTGCGACATATACCCTGAAGAAATTTATGATGATTTCTACTATTGCAATTCATGCGAGCGAACTTTACCTTTAAAAAACATTAATTAAATATTTAACTTATAGTCTGTCCCTAGTATTATAATAATTTATATAATAATAGGTGAATATGGGATCATACGAATCGGGCCAATACTCTCTAGGCTACATAGACCCATCAGACGTACAAGCTAAAGACCTAAAGCAAATGCAGGATTGGTTTTACCAATCAAACTACACAGGTAATAGTACGTTATGGCTTCAAGGGGCTATTGACAAGCGTTTTAAAGTAGGCGATCAAAACCTTTACAATCAAGTTTACGGTCCTAATTCTCAAAACTATCAAAAGTTTTTCTTTAATCTAATCCGTCGTACTGAAAATATGATCTGCGGTTATCAACGCAAGAATCGCAAAAGCACTATTACAATACCTCTAGGAGAGGAAGACGATCCGTTAGCAGATGATTACAATAAAGTCATGCGCTGGTGTGAAGATCGTGACGGATTTCAAGAATACCTCTCACAATCATTTGAGGGTGCATGTGATACAGGTGAAACACTTCTACACCTATATCCAGACTATACTTATGACCCAATTTCAGGGGATCTTTTTACGGACGCCGTACAGTATAATAATTATTTGATAGATATGTATAGTCGTAAGCAAGATCTAAGCGACTGTAACGGGATTTGGCGGAGACGGTGGACTTCCAAGGTAATGGCTAAGATGCTTTTGCCTGGCTATGCCGAAGAAATAGATAGAATGAAACCTGGTGGTATGAAAGATGGTAGATTCCCCCTGCAAGCCGAGTTACAGAACGTCGCGATTAATAACCTATTTACATATGATGAATTTTATTATCGGACGACAAGGCCCGGAAGGATTATACTTGACCCAATGTCAGGAGAAGCTGTTGAGTGGGAAGACGATGAAACGGCTGAAGAAAATGAAATGGAAAGGGTACTTTATCAGCAGCCCTGGCTTAAGGTAAAAGAGGTACAAATACCTACTGTTAAACTTGTCATAAGCTTATCAGGAAAAATGGTTTATCACGGAAAAAACCTACTTTCCATTGACGATTACCCTTTCATACCTACTCAATGTTACATAGAACAAGACATTCAAGCATATGCCTGGAGAAAGCAGGGCATCATAAGAGGCCTCAGAGATGCGCAATTCCTTTATAACATGCGCAAGGTAATTGAGCTTCAGCTACTTCAAAGTTCGCTTAATGCCGGTTGGATATACCCTGTGGATACAGTTACAGACCCTAAATGTTTTAGGCAAACTGATGGTGGTAATGGGTTCTTAATACCGCTTAAATCAGGTAGGTTACCAAGCGAAATTCAGCGAATAGAGCCTGTAGCTATACCACAATCATTATTAGAGTTATCAAGCAGTTTAGCGGAAGATATTGTAAAAATTTCGGGGGTCAATGAGGAACTTTTGGGGTCGGCGACAGATGACAAATCGGGGATCTTATCTATGTTGCGTCAGGGTGCCGGTCTTACCACACTCCAAACCATCTTCGATAAGCTTGATTACACTCAACGTTTATACGGGAAGATACGTTTACAAGCTATACGGAAGAACTTTAGTAAAGGTAAGATCAGAAACATTCTCGGTCATGATGCAGATCCAAGATTCTGGACAAGCCACTCACAAAAATACTGCACCGCTGTTGAAGAGGGTAACTATAGTACTAGTCAAAGGCAAATGGAATTACAACAATTGCTCCATTTTAGAGAGCTCGGGATGCCTATTCCCGACAAAAGCATATTGCGATCTGCGTTTATTACGAATAAGAGACAGGTTATTGCGGACATGGAAGAGCAAAATCAACAGCAAGCACAGCAAGCACAGCAACAAGCCGAACAAGCTCAAAAAATGGATGATGCAAAGATTATGGATCTATTCGCAAAATCTAAGACTAATATGGCTAAGGAGCAAGATTTACGCGCTTCGGCTGTTGAACGTATGGCTAAGGTTCAAGATTTGTATGCGGACGCTGAATATAAGAGTTCACGGGCTGATATGGAAATGGTTAAAACTATGATAGAACTAGAAGATATGGACTTGCAAAATTTCAAAAATAATTTAGAATTAGCTGAATATATCAAGGGTGTCAATAAAGCATCTCAAGAAACAGCACAAGCAATATAAATAGCCATCGGCTAAGGAGAAAGTTATGAAAGAACATCATGGGCATAAAAAACACGGTCATCATCCACATGATCATAAAGCAGCAATGCCACAATTTAATGAAGGGCACTGGCAAAAAGATGTTAAAGATATTGAAGTCGGTGGTGGAAGATATGCTTCGGAAATGAATACAGAAGAAGAGTATCGAAAAGAAGAAGATGCATTAGCAAGTTATGTAAAAACACATCGAATGAAGTATTAATTTTTATCTTCGGCTTAATACAGCAAGCATAACTCGACGTAGAGCGAAACTAATGCGGGGTGCGATACGTGAAATTCGTATCAATAGCCGAGGATATTTTATCGCGGGAAGTGGGGGTCCACGCAGGGTTTCATAAGCCACTGAGTTCAAAGTTCAACTCTTTGTCCCGCTAATAATATTAAAATAAGGAAATTATGAGTAGATGTCAACATTGCAATAAATTGACTCATTCTGAAGATTTGATAGTTGAGTATGAAATAAAAGATCAGGATAAAGTTTATGAATTAACTAATTTAGAAAATTGGACACCTGCTTATATGTATGCTCATAATCCTTCACCGAATGAATATGGAAAATTAAAAGTAGGGGATATTTATATCCATTTCAAAGCAAAAATAGGATTAATATGACTAATAAAACAAAACACAATCCAGACTATTCAAAAAATCGCACAGCGGATGTTATAAAACACGGATCTGGTCCAGCTGTTCCGAATGAGCAATGGCAGATGAACAGAGATATCACACCACATGGTGATAATTCAGCATGGGGCGCATTTCTACCAAGAGCAGGTAAAGATAGACCTACCCCACATACTAAAATAAATGAGTGTGATCATTGATTAAAAGAATTATATCTTTTTTTAAGTTTGAAGAATTTTTAAAAAATCAACCATACTTTGAATTAGATTTGAATAGAGAGTATTCAAATGATGAATTGATAAATATTTTACAAAATGAATATCTAACTTTATCAATGGGAAATTCAATAATGTTGATTTTGATTAGAAGGATTAACGATAAAATTAAGGATAAAATTTGAATTTATTCGGTCTAACAGCAAATCTAATCGATGCTGCAATGCTAATATTAGGCAAGACAGGAAAAATATTAAATGCTAGACGAAACCGTTACTGTTTTATTATCGACATCATTTGCCTATGCTATTGGATTTACATGGATTTATCTCGCGGATTAATCTCGCAGGGCGTTTCTTGTTTTTTTTCGATCATGATCGCAGGATATGGTTTTTACAATTGGGGTAAAATGGAAAATAAAATATGAGAGAAAAAAT